CTGCCATGCTCAAACCGTCCTTGAAGTGACCAAATGATACGGTCGGTTTTTTTACGATTACCGTGGGTCAAGTCAACTATGTGCGAATATACATTATTCTTCCGCATCAAGTCACTCAAATACGGCAAAACTGCGTTTTTTAACGCTCCACGCTCAATTCCTACAGAAAGTGGGCGATATTCCCGAATCTTAAGCAAAATGGTGGCGGCAGTCTCCCGAATGTCCCACCGTCCATAAACGATCTCTTTGACGAACCATTTCCCATCGTCAGTGACCTTGACCACCGCTATGGCGGTCTGGTCTAGCCGCTTCTTGGAATTTGCCGCTTGTCTGGCAACCTCCTCAAAACCAGCCAAGTCACAGGCAATGAAGTAGCTCCCATACTCAGGCTCAACACCGTATTTCAGCCATTCTTCCTTAAAGATGTCAGAGCCAGCGTTATTGAACGAGGCAAGGTACTCTTGACCAAACGCAAAGCTAGATAACGTCTTCTTTGCACTCTCAATCTCAGCCTCGTCAATCAAAGGGTTATCCTTGGTCGTGAAATGCCAAGATTTCCAGTCCTCATCCTCCCCATCCTGACCCAAGTTGTACAGGTCATAGAACCAGTTCCGACCCTTTGGCGTACCAATAAACATGGCACGACCCTTCTTATCCGACAACGAAGCTCTGATAACCTGCTCCCAAGTCTCTGGCTTAATGTCTGCCACCTCGTCTAGTACGGCGTATGTCAGACTGACACCCCGCAAAGTGTCAGGACGGTCAGAACCCCTTACATATATCTTTGCGCCGTTAATCAAGGTCACTTCCATGTTGTTCACATGGCTAGACTGGATAATCTCACGCCCCACATCCAACAGGACATCCCAGACAATCTGACGAGCCTGACCTTGGGTGGGGGCAACGTAAAGCACAGCACTGCCAGCGGGACAACTCAACCCCTCAATCAGTAAGGTGGTCACGGCAAGTCGTGACTTACCGCACCGCCTTCCAGCCACTACGACCTTGAACCTCGTCTTGTCGGCGTATACCTCTTGTTGCCACGGCAATAGCGCAAAGTTCAGATCAGCCATTCTTAGCCTCAATATCTTCTATGTCTTCAGGCTCAATTGTCGTTGTGGCGACAGTAGGTGCGCCAATGCCAGTAATAGTGATGTTGACTGCACTCCTCTGGCTCTTATCCTTCTCAAACATAGAAACAGGCAGTGTCCTGTCTACGCACATCTTGATAGCCGCCATCTGTGCGGGGTGATTGTCATTCAACGCAATGGAAATCATCTTCTCAACAACATCCTTACCGCTAGACTTGATAAGCATATCCTTCAACTCTTTGAGCCGCTGGTGGTCAGTCTTAGGCAAGGCCAAGGCGGGATTCCTTGCGTATTCCTGTATCTGCCGCTTTAGGCCAAATGTGCCTTTGGGTCTACCAGCCTTCTTCTTTTGTGGCTCTGGCTGTTCATCCTGAATGTCATCAATGTGTTCTATGTTCACGATTGTCCTTGTGGTTGTGGGCGTGATGTTGGGGGATTATGGCTTTTTTTCATTTCCTATGGTAGATTTCTCTTGCTGGCGCAAAGTAACCGAACTACCTCCTTCAAGTCTTTGCTTGCTACTGTTCGGGGCTCCCTGCGTCCAGCACTAACACGCATGGGGATTGTGCAAGTCACGAGACGTGGTGGCGACTAAACAAGCACATCGCTTGGAGTGCAGTCCCCAGCCGTGTTGGTGAAAGCGGTTTGGCTCCGCTGGAAGTTTGTCGTTGCTGATTTGCATCCATACCCTGCCTCATGGGAGTCACCAACTTCCCTTTTTTTTTCAAATTGGGATAGTGGTTTGTTGGGATTTTGCTGATTTGGCCTCTGGTGAGGGTCGGCGGCTCCCACAATTATCACGACCAGACCCGACCCCCTCCCCCCCATCCAAAAACCAAGCGAGTTATCCACAGGCACTTGTGGATTCTGTGGACAACATCTGCAAGTCGTTGATTCTATTGATGTTTTTCTGTACGCTTACAAACTGCTGACATATCTGGCTTTATACAATGTCCATTATGTTAACTAATAATATCTGAAAGCATTACACGCAATACCCGAATGAAACGCAATCTGTAACCAACCTGCAAGATTGTGCATAACTTCGCCGATTGCCTGTGGATAACTCCGAATCGGCGGGTCGGCGGCTGGCGGGCGGCGGAGAGGGAAAGAGGCGGAGGGTGCTTTTTGGGGGTACTAACCAAACTTTTAGTCATAAGACTTTTAAGTAGTAACAGATTGATTTGTTAGACATTTCAGTTATTAAAAGATACAAGACTCAAAGCATCCAGATAATCCGCAAGCCAATGCCATTTAAACGCCACTAAAGGGGTCAGGAACGCCATCAATAGCGTCTTGCATGGTGTAGGTTACCTCTACGCTTTCAAGCGGCATAAACGGCCTGTAACCCAAACTCCAAACATGGACGTAAACCCGCTGAAGTTCCAGCCAGCCTTCGGTAATGTTTCCCTCACCAGCTTGAAGTAACAGCACCAACTCCTCTGGCGTTAACTTGCGTTGGAAGTACTTGGTATCTCTCTTGGTCGGCCTCGCCATCTTTACTCCCCAATCTTCTTGTACTTCGGCACATAGTCGCCGCCACCTTCAAAGGCGTGAAGGTCATCAGCCAAGTCCTCAAACCCTGAACCTTTGCCAAACCCTTCACCAGCCTTAAAGCTGATGACCTTGGCTGTTGGGTCAAAGGCTTTGACCTTGACGATGGCTTGCACCAACTCGTCATTGAGGATGACTTCCATTTCCTCCATGCTCCAGATGGTGAGGTCTTTGCGTTTGTTCTGTAGATTGACCGCATCGTTGACTGTCTGACAAACCGCCATGCGGATACCCTTTTGGTTCATCCACTCCACAAACCTGATTGGCGGGTTAGGTTCAACCTCATTCTCTACCGCCCACTTCTCCAAAGCGTCATAACCTTTGACCATGCCTTGAACTGCTCTAGCCAACCGATCAAGGTCTTGAAAGTCCAACGAGTCCCAAACCCTACCCATCTGACCCCAAAACTTCGTCCTAAACTCACTGTCAACTAAAGTAATCAATCTATCAACACCCCATTTTTCCTCATGTTGCACCTTGCGCTTATCCAACTCAACCAAAATCGAGTTCGACGCAATCTCAAAATCTGTTGCCTTGCGCTTTGGCACTTGAACATCCGGAACTTCCTTGCGTGACAATTTTCGAACCATTTTCAACCTCTACAAAAAAAACAGACAACAGACAAACCGACAGTGGACAAACCTCTTGTTCATAGACAAGAGGTGGTTTGTCCACATAAACTCGGACAGACAATTTGGACATTTGTCCGGTTTGTCCGGTTTGTCCAGTGGATAAACATACAGTAGTGTCATACTCCGAACCTCTCAGAATCAGCCTTCAACCAGACGAATCCAGACCCTATTACAACCTTCTTAGCGTCAACAAGTCTCTCCCTTGCCCTAGTCCAAGCCTTCTGAAACGCCGCCTTATCATCATCAGTACAGCCTTTCATAGACCAGAATTCACCCTTCCAGTCCTCCAAAGTCACTCCATACCTAGTAGTACCATCTACTTCACGATATGATGCTTTAGCCTTAATCACTTTCATCAAGGAATCCATCTCCAAACGCTGATTTCCACCACTACCAGCATTGTTTTTAGCGTTCTTCTTAGTGTTCTGGACTATCTCAGTGTTGGCCTGAACAGCCAGTGAGGTGACTGATTCAAACCCCAAGGCTGACCTTGAGACATCAATTGCCACGACATCAAAGCCAATCGCTATGTCATCAGAGCCATCCTTTTGCTTGGTCACGGTGATAGTTCCTGAGCCTCTAACTGATGGGTCACCAGTGTTAATGACCGAATCTAGGCGGTTAATCTCAAGTTCAGTGTCCACGGCTCCTAAGAGTGATGAGTGGCCTCTAAGTCCCTTAGTGACATCTTTCCCACTGTGATGGATGACTAGCAAGGCACATTCATATAGTGCTTGGAGTTTCCCTGCTTGGGTGATGAAGCCACCCATATCTTCTGAACTGTTCTCGTTAAAGCCACCTCCAGACATCCTCATCAAGGTATCCAAGACAATCATCTGTAGCTTTTCTCCAACTGTCTCAAGCAAGTCGTTGATTGCGCTAATTAAGTTATCAAAGTCTTCCTGACTCGATCTCAGGTTGATTTGCGCCCTGATGACGTACAAGGGCGCACCATCAGGGCTGTCATTCTTAATCTTGCAAGCCTTAATCCTTGCGCCTAAACCTCCATGACCTTCACCTGCGATGTACAACACCACACCTGACTGCTTAACGGCCTTACCCATCCAGTCACGCCCTGTAGCTATTGCTTCAGCCATATCTAGGGCAATAAACGACTTGTAACTTGCTGGTGGTGCATACAAGGCCACAAACGCCTTCTTAGGGATGATGTCCTCAATCAGCCACTCTACTGGCTCATCCTTAATGGAATCCCAAGACTCGACCAGAAACCGTGACTTTTGGGTAGATTCAGATTGAGATGCTTCAGATTCAGGCACATCCAACTTCAATCTTTGCGGCAACCAGACATCATCTACCGACTTGATGACCGCACAGGCTCTAGCCCTTGAAGCTAGTGTTTCCCTGTCACCACCATACTTAGTGACCCACTCAAAGGCATCCTCTTTCGGGTGTTTGAGTTCTAAATCCAACACCCTGATGCTCTTTGCGACTGGTAACAGTGCCTCTACCACTTTGGTAGCGTAACCCCAACCAGAAACATCGTTATCAGGCACGATCACCACATTTGCGCCAGCAAAGTACTGGTTGAGTTCAGGACTCCAGTTGCCTGAACCAGCATGACTTGTTGTAGCTACAACTTTCAGACTGCCCAAGGCATCTGCCGCCTTCTCACCTTCAGTGATGTAGACGACTCGTCCAGCGGCTGTTGCCTGTTGCAGATCGGGTAGCTTGTAGGGGACGATTCTGCAATCTCCTAGTTTGCCAACCCTTGAGTTGTCGGGCATGACTCTCAAAGTCTTGTAAGTCTTGCCTTTAGTGTCATTGGTCTTGAATCTTTGCTTAACGAACAGACTGACACCATCTTCATCTGTGTAGTGCCACTCCTGTTGAAATGTCGGTGTCTGGATGTAGGGTAGCGGCTTGATGCTTGATAGGTATTCAGGACGTTCAGGGAGACTTGGGAGGAGTCCCATATCTCTGATGGTCTGAAAGACGGTGTGCTGATCGCAACCGCTAAAGCATTTGAATAGGAAGTTGCCATCATCATTCATTGCGATGTGAAGGCTAGGGTTTTTGTCTCCATTGCCTTGACCGTGACTAGGTACAGGGCAACTAGCTAGGTAACCATTACCTGACTTTTTGGGGTGTCCCAACGCAGTGGCTAGTTCTTGTGCTGACATTTGTTGTGGTTTCTTTTATAGGGGACAAAAAAACCAGAGTCTCCCCCGAAACTCTGGTGCTGTGAGTTGTGCAGTGTTTAGCTGAACATCTCATCATCACTCATTGCTGGTGATGGTGCGGGTTTGGCGACTGGTGTAGGTGCTGGCTTTGATGCTGGTGCTTGGAACTGCACTTCAGGCTCTGCACTCTCACCACCTGCCAATGCCGCTGGTCGTGCTACCCAACCTGAGATTTCAAAGATCGGCACTCGTGTGCTTCCCTTGCCAACCTTCTCAGGGCGTGAACCCTTGTACTCCACGACAGGCAATTTACCAGCGTTGGCCTCGGCTTGTGCTGACACTTGCTTGTATAAAGCCTCCAAGCCCATGTTAGCCCCTGCACCGTTAGCACTAAATTCCGCAACACCCATCTGTTTGTTGAAGAAAGTTGCTTTAAAGCCACGCTTGAATTCGGGTGTAGGTTGTGCGCCTTTGCGACCAAGAGACTCGTCAGGCTGGAATTCAAAGATGCCAGTTGCAATGTGCATCCATCCAGTTTGCAAGTTCTCGTAATCGAATACAAACTTTTCAAGAATGAATTCACCATCTTGGTTTGACCATGCGTTTGCTTGTGGGCTGAATCGGATGTAGTTACCGTTACCGCCGCCGCCTGAGAGATTTAAGTTCATTTGATGTTCCTTGTTTAAAGTTAAAAAATGTGACAGATGTCACGGTGGGGGATTTGGGGGTGTGATTATTGCGTCAGACCTTTGTCTCTTGCAAGCGTTAATCCACTGGATATGCGGGAAGTTAACGGTTCAATAGATTGCTTCAAGTCTTTCGGTAACAGTTTCTCCGCTTGTGCGGGGGTGATGAGTTCTTGCTTAACGATCTGGTCTATGGTGAGGCCACAAGCCAAGAGTGCAGGGACAACTTCAGAATCTTTTGTCCATGAACGCAATGCTCTCTTAGGCGTGAGTTGCCAGCCATCAATAACAGCACCTGACTCCATGCGTTTTAAGGCGTGATCTCTCACAGCCTTGATGTAGTCCTCAACCATATCGAATTGCGCCAGCAAGACGCTAATCTGTTGCTCTGTAAGCACTGCAATTGGCGGCGCATTACTCACCACTTCAACAATCTGTTGCTGTGCAGGGCAGATAGTCTTAGCTGGACAGTACTGACAAGCAGAGTCTGAAGGTACAGGTGGGAATGCAGGGTTCAAGGCATTCTCAATAGCTGGCGCAAGAACATAGTGTTCCCAATCAACTAACTCCTGAATAGTCATTGTGTGCTTACGAGTCTCACCATGATGCGGTTGGATAATCCACAACTCAACAGTCGAGATGTCACGAAACAAGTTGTTCTGATTGAGGGCTGACAGGGCATAGAGTTTCAGTTGTTCACTGTCAGCATCAACATATCCACGACCAGTCTTCAAGTCCGCAATGATGAGTTTGCGTTTCTCTTTGCTGATGCCAATCACATCAGTCGTGCCGCCTACCTTGCAAACTTGTGTGTCCTGATAGGGGATGAACTGCTCAACCTGAACACTACCAGCACCAAGTTCATCTTCAATCTTCCAGATAGCTTTGAGATGCTCAAGAGCAAACTCACAGTTCTCCTCAGTCATGAGGATGCCTTCAAAGACTTGGCCTTCAAACTTTGTGGGGTCTAGGTCACCTTTGAAGCAGTGTTCTGCAAGTGAGTGAATCGCTGTACCTATCTTCGCCGCTTCGCCACCTTCCACATAGGGCATTTGTGCTGACAACCTTGCACTTGCAGGGCAAGCAATCCAACGACTAGATGCTGATGCTCTAAGGTTCAGTTGTTTTGTTGCCATGTGTCTCTCTCAATGTGATGGTTGTTAATTAGAAGTTGGTAGGCGAGTTGCCTTGTTTCGTTTGATACAGCATGACCCAAGTCTTCAGGGTCTAGGATTCTTTTGAGGAACACGACTGTTGATTGGTTTTGCTTGCGTTCCTGTTCAAGTTGTACTGACAACCAAACAATGTGGTCACGCATGATTTGACGTTCTTTGTCATCCATGCTTTGACCCCCACAAGGCGATGAGTGCGGCATCACTACGACCATCATCTTTGACGCGTTTAAAGAGTGCAGTTTGTTCAGGGAACAACTCCATTGCTCTGGCTCTTGAGCCATCTTTACCACCTGTCATGCCAAGACCTTTTTGCCAAGTCTGTGGAGTCATGAGAGTTGTTTTAATCTTGAGGGTTGTCAACACTCCCTCAACAACACCAAGAGAACGACCAAAGGAGAAGACAGATGTCACGCCCTGCCCTGCCATAGCAAAGACCTTCTCTACATAGGCTTCATTAGGGTCAAACTGCTTGATGATGTCTACCAGTTCAGGCACTGACACCTGACGCTTGGCTTTGCCATTACGGTCAAGGGTGACTGTTGGCATATCTACAACACTCACAAGTTCACCATCCACCACAAGGGCGATAGCACCATTCAATCCAACGTCAATACCCAAGGTGCGCTTAGTCATTTTGACCCCCTTGGAGGGCTTGTATGCGGCTCTGAATCAGGGAATCTACCGATTCTTCTAGCCGTTTGATGGAAGTTACCAGTGGTATGGTTTTACCTGTGGCGTATCTGGAGACTTGAGAGGGGTCAAGGCCAGCATGACGAGCTACATCAGTGATGGTGAAGCCAGCCTTTTCAGCCTTTTCCCTAATCGAATCAATAAGTTGCATGGTTTGTGTGTTCATGGGTGGGGATTCTATAGGACTTTGGATTGGTTAGTCAAGTGTTATTTGATTTAATACCCTACTGAAATGTGTGGGATTAAATAAGGGGTAGTTGACTAGGTAATCAAATGCTGTATGATTAGACCCATCAGCAAGCAACTCAAGGAGTAAACAAATGACAAGTCTTTCCGTAGCGCAAGTTGGTGACAAGCAAGATAGAACTTATCGCATTGCGATTGCTAACAAGCCTCAAGTTTTTACCGTGAAAGGTGTTGGCAAGAACTTTATGTTGTTTGATGGCGAACAACTTGTTCAGAGCTTTAAGACCTTGACCAAGTGCTGTGACTACATCAAAGAATCTGCAACCGCTTAATCACCCCAAGGAGGCTTCGGCCTCCACTTTCAACCTTAAAGGAGAATTGAAAATGACACGTTACACATTCACTAACAAACTTGAAGTCTTAGAGACAGTACGCCGAGCCATTCAGTTAGGCGTTAGCGACATTCACATTGTTGATTGCAGTGGTGATGGAGTTGGCTTTTGGATTGATATGGACTTGTCTTGCATCATGACAGATCAAGAACAAAAGTGGGTCACTCAATTTGCCGAACGTAAGGCAACCCCATTTGTTTACTACTCACCCTATAACGGCGAGTTCTTAGGCGCACAACCCGCTCGTGCTGGTCAAGATTACTAAGGACAACCACCATGCCACTAGATGAATCAGACCTTGACTACATGAAAGCGGAGGACTTCCACCGCCGCCGCTATCAGTCAAACATTGCGGCTCACCCAGATTGCCGTGACCCTGCCCATGATGGCTGTGAACTTTGTGAGGAGAATGATGATGAATGAGAAACTTCTTGATGTCCTAGCGGCTACCGCTATCGGTATCGGCTTTGCTGTTTTGCTTGTGGCATGGTGGTCATCATGAACAACCCACCAGCATTTCCGACAAACCAATACGCCAATGGAATAAGCCCATCAGGGTTTGATACAGGCATGACCTTGCGTGATTACTTTGCGGCAAAGGCTATGCAAGCATTAATCGACAAAGAGGTTTTCTTTGATGATGTTGCGGAAAGCGCTTACAAAGTAGCAGACCATATGCTAAGAGTGAGGGAAACATGACCGAACTCCAAGACTTCTGCCAAGAAGCCAGAACAATGGAGGAGCTTGTAGAGGCTGGCTTTAAGCCTCATAGCGTCTACAACGCTGTCAAGCGTAAGGAACTCATCAACACCAAGGCAACAGACGATTGGGGGCGCAAGATCAAGACTAAGGGCTTGTTCCTGTCAACGGTCACCATTGCGCCTATGAACTTCACCGCCTTGCAAGTTGCATGGCATCAACCACAGGAGAACAGAGTATGAGTATGCAAGCAGAACTTAAAGAGTTGGTGACTCGTATAGCACCATCTAAGGACATTGCTGGTGGCTTCATGTCCCGCAATGACATCATCCAACTCATCAACAAGGTGGCTGATGAAGCTGTCCTGATTGGATGGGCAAGGGCTGAGACTTTAAGCCGCCAGCGGCTAGACAAGAAGATCACCAGCTTGGAACAAGAGATCGAGATTCTCAAAGACAGAATCAAAGACCTTGAACTTGAAGTCATTGCATCCACAAAATGAAAGTCTGGAATGCCATCATGATTGCAGTGCTTTGCGCCTTGGCTCTCATGTACTTTGATTCGGAAGAAAAGGAGAAATCAGATGTTGGAAACAGTGCTTTACGTGTTCTTAGCAGGGATTTTCGGCTCGATATTGGGAATTTGCGTGTGTATCGGGTTTGCGTTGTACCTAGTAAATCGGGACGATCGGGAAGAAAGATAGTGAAATGTCCAGTTTGTGACCAGTGGGTTAGCGTTCTCGAAACTAGAAGCAGAGACAACAACGAAACGTATAGACGCTATCGTTGCGCTAATGAACACCGATTCGTCACCAAGGAAAAGGTAGAACGAATTATCCTTGTAACTCAAAGAAAGAAAAAATGAACTGGCGAGACTTAACAATCAAATACGTCAAAGATTTGCTCAGGGCAAAGACTCCATTGGAGGTGGCTCACAAGGAACTCATTGAGGCGCAACACGCCAAGATGCAAGCTGAGACTTCTGTGGAGTACTCACAAGCCTTGGTGAATTACAACGAACAGAGAATCTTCAGGCTCTACAAACGCATCAACGAACTACAGGAGTTTGGTCATGATTAAAGAACCAGAAGATGAAGCCTTTAACGACATTGAACGTCAAAGCCTGTGGCGTAAACAAGCGGTCTTGCAAGCCATACGCAATGAGAATGAACGGCTTGAAATGTATAGCGACCTGAATCCCTACAGAAGCCAAGTCATTGAAGAAGTCGCACAAGCCATCCTGAAGATGGAAGGGTTTGGCAAGGACACATTGCACAGCTTTGCGATTTACATTCGGGGGCTGAAATGAACCCACCAACAAACGCATTTGACTTCTCTGGCGCATCTATCTGGACTAAGGACAAGGAGCTTGTTCAGATTAACAATGGCAAAATCAATGGCTCAAAGCGTAGAGAGCAAATGAGACTTACTGAGACTCTAAATGTGCGTGAGAACTTCACGACTTACAGCAAGGCTAGAGTTGCCAAGTGATAGTCAAAATACGCACCTTCTATGGCAGAACTAAAGGGGTCAGAGGTGACCGCCAAACTGATGTCGTAATGGGTACGGCTTGGTTATGCCAGAAATGCGGTGAGGTGATCTTGTATGAACACCTCACCCCTAAACACTATTGCAAGCGTCCTCTTATGCCTGTAAACCTTGCAAGTACTGAGTCTTTCCCGCAACCTTAACGGCTGTGAGTTCTTGATTTTTAAGATTAGATGGGTCAAAGCTACAGTGTATCCAGCCCGAATTTGGTTGTCCTTGTGTGTAGAACTCTAGGATAAGTTGGGTGTAGTCGAGGTTATCCATAATCCACTGAGCCACATCAGGGTTTGGCAGTCCATCAATTTCAAAATCAACAGCTTGGCCTTTGCAATGGTCTGAGGTTGCAGAGCCACCAGTGGCTTGGTTGACGGCTGGACACCTAAACCCAGATGTGATCTTGACAGGCTTGCCAAAGTGGTCACGCACTGGCTGTAGGATGTTTTCACAAAGCAACCGCAATGATTCAATCTGCTCATCATTTGGCGTATTGTCAATGTCTAAGCGTGTTGCAGTCTCAGACTTTGTAAGTTCATTCAAGGTGAAGTTTGCTGACAGGTTCATTTGATTTCCTTTTGTGATTCAAGTGCTTGGTTATAAAGAGAGATACAAGCGTTTAGCTTGGTTATTGCTCGATCACCCTCCTCGGCTATTGCGAAAAGAGTTTTTCCAACCTCTGGGTCAAGGTCGGCTCGTGCTTCTCCTCCACTATTTCCTGCGGGAGTTGTGGAATCTGTGGGGGCTTGTATGGGGCAGGACGCTTTGAGGCGCAACTTGAGATTACCACTGTCAATAGCAAGATCACGCTGTTTTGTAACCAATTTGGCCTTTTCATTTGATACCCTCAATGCAGTTGATGTGGTGGTTACAGCGGCCACCAAAGCCGCCTCCTTTGCCCTAGCTTGGGTGTTTAAACGATCTACTTCCTCTTGTTGAGCCTTGGCCTCGTAGTGCTGGCCAGTACAGTAGCCACCACCAAAGACCAAGACCAGAATCAACAAGCCTCCAAGTATGTTACTCATGGCTTTGGCGGCTCATCATTGTCATTGGATTCAGCCTCTGCCTTTGCGGTAGCGTTGGCTACAGCCTTAACAGCAGTCCGACCAGCTACACCGCCAAGAACGCCAGTAATGAACACCATGATGGTGTTGATTTGTTGCAAGTAAACAGAGTCGATTTTCGCCATCCCCGACATGGGCTGAGTTACGAACGAAACTGAGTAGAGAAACATACCCATAGCGCCAAGCAGAATCGACACCAATACCACGATAACGAATGCCCATACCCTGACCTCAATCTCGTCTGATGTCAGTCGATTGTTGGTTTTATATCCAATGGTTGCCATTACTTTTTCTCCTGTTCAGGTTTGATGAGTTGATCGGGACAAGTACCTGTAGCGGTACAGATTGGGGGTTTGCATTCTGGTGTATCCCAATTCTTAGGGTCTTGGCAGGGATACCTAAAACGATCTTCACAACCAGCCAATAACCCGCAAAGGATACCAACACAAATGGTCAGCATCACTACAGAAAAGTCATGTTTTGTCATTTTTGCGTTTCTCCTGTTCAATTTGCCGTCTTAACTTCTGAACCTTTTCAACTTCTTGTTTAACCTCGTGCTTGGCTTCCAAGATGTCGAGATAAAGCATTGCCCCCAAAGGGAGTAGGCACGCTATCAAAAAACAGCAGAATACCCATCCCATTATGTCTTGCTCCAACGACTTAGCAGGGCGAACCACAGCCACAGGTAGAGGAGGAATAGGGTAGTCACTGCTAGGTACGCTAGTTTTAGCTGGAAGCTTCTTTCTTCCTCCTTGCGTTGCCATACCTCTTGCCTCTTAAGTGATTCCTCTTTCAACCTTGCTTGCGTCTGCTCCTCCTCAATCTTGTCCTTCATGCTATATACAGAACTGTACAAAGCACCCATCTCACTAGGTGCGTTATATACGAGACACTCTCTTATTTGAACTGTCAAACGCTCCATTTCTTGAGCCGCCATCACTCTCTTGAGTGCCGCTTCCATGTGGTTCTGGTTAGGGTCGTAGACTGTTATGCTTTTCAACTCCTCAGATCGTATGTGTTCAGCTAACTGCTCCTGAAGTCGAAAAAACTCTGTTAAGTTTTGGACAATCCCAATTTTGACTTGAGTTTCGTCCACAGAGACATAAGCAGATTTCTTAGACTTAGCAACAGGTTTTGCAATTTGAGGCTTTGGTTTAGCACCAAAGAACTTGAGAAGCTGAGTCCAGAAGCCGCCGATCTCTTTACCAACGGCCACAGCTTGGTCAACGGTGCTTTTAACCTCAACAAAATGCTCTTTAGCTTGTTTATAGAGGTCAACACCTTGCTGAATCTGCTTGACCAGACCAGCCGCCATGAGGCAAATAGTGATTGGGTCAATTTCAGTCTCCTACTCTTGGACTTGCGCTTTTGAGAGCAAATTGAACATGGTTGGGTAATCAATATCAGGGAACAAGCCTCCAACTTTCCCAACCTGTCTAGCACCTTTACCAGCCAAGTAGGAAGCCTCACCAACCAATCTAGGAGATGATGCGGCTAAGTAGGCTCCACTAAGAGGTGCTGATGAGAACAAAGAACCAACACCTACAGCGGCTGGAACGGTTCCAACTGCTGTAATACCTCTAGGAGTCACCTTGCTTAAAGCCTGACCAGCCAATGCTGGTGTGATTTGTATACCGCCACCATATTTAGGTGATGTGGCCTCAAGTTGATTGACTAAATTAACTCGTTGACCATAGTTTGTGCTTGCGTTATCACGCAGTACAGTCTGCAATTTACGCAATCCAGCATCAGCACTTGCCCTCTTGCCTTGAGACAATGATCTTTCAATCTCACGAACTTGCTCTGCTGTATCAGCATAAGCCTTCATTGTTTCTGCATAAGTAGGGGCTTGCTTTTGAATAGTTGACTTGATAGAGTTGTAAATATCTCCAACAATATCCCTTGATGATTTCTTTGTTATTGGTATGTCTGAAAGTACATCATCATAGATTTTTTGCTTGAGAATATCTAAACCTTCAGGAGTATGGAATTCTGCTGGGTCACTATTTTTCCAATCATTAATGATTTTTTGTGCTTTTGCGATATACCCTGCGGCATCTTCACTACGAACCTTGCCTTTATAGAAAACCCTATCTGCCGCATTACCTAATGAAGCATCTATGTCGCCAAAATCCAAAACAGACTTATCGTTTTTAATGTCTACCATTCCAGAACGATAATTAGCCTGTTGCTCCTGAATCATTGCCTTGAGATTTGATTTGGTATCCTCAAGAACTTGAAGCTGGTCAACAGTACCACGCAAATTGCCAGTAAATGCCTGACCTCTAGCGCCTCCTTCTTTGCCAGCCTTGAATGCTTCTTCAACAGCCATAGAGCCAGCACCAGTAGTCATTCCTAAAGTTGGGGCTACTTGTTTTGAAGTAAAAACCAGTGGTGCGGCGGCTATTCTCAATGGGTCTGTGACTTTAGCGGCTGTAGTTAAGACCTTAGATGCTGTACTTGCTTTTGGAAGAATACTAGCGCCACCAGTAAAAACCAATGATGCGTCAGACAACACGCCAGCAGGGTCTGTCGCTAATGCTTGTTTTGCACCCTCAACACTTCCATATCTGTTAGCCATAAAAGCACCAACTTGTTCGGCAGACTTCTCACCTTTAAGACGCATCTGTTTCGCCAAGTCAGACTCAAAGAAAGGCTCACCAAGAACTTTAGATGTTGCCCCAACAAACAAAGTTCCCAAGTCTCTAGCTGTTTGCAAAGGGTCTGTAACAGTCTTAAATACATCAGTCGCCATGTTGTACAAAGAACTTGGAAAGTTCACAACAGCACCAGTCAACACTTCAGTTGTTGTCAAAGGCTTTTGACTCTGTGCTGTTTGCACTTGGCTTGGTTGTCTTGATGGAGTTAAACCTTGCTCACGCTCGTAAGCATCAATTTGAGCATCTGTGTACCCTGCCGCTTTAGCGGCTTGACGATTGATGGTTGCCATTTTTATCTTACTCCGCCAGTTACGTTAGATGGATTGGTGTTTTGACCTTCAACCACAAAGTTAGACAAAGGGGGTTTAGGTTTTAAAGCATCTAGTTGCGCCTTACTAAAACCGCCAACACGCAAAACTTTTTCTAACTTGTCATAGGCTTTAGCGGCTTCCTCTGCTTGTCTCTGCAAGTTCTTTTTAGCTTGAGCAGAGTTCATTCCTTTGGTGACCATTGCTTTCTCAAACTCAGCCTTCTCTGGCGCAGTCAAAGCTGAACCAAACAAATCGTTTCTGACCTTGTTGACATTGTTTTGATAATTTTGCCACCATTGATATAGCGCAACACTTTCCTCATCACTTTGCTTGCCAGCCGCAAAAACTGCAATTTCGCCAGCAGCATTAGTTCCATAACCAGCATATTCTGGTTTAAATGCGTCATAAAGATCAACAAGTTTGTCAACTCCTGTTGCTCTGTCTGCCAGTTTTGTTGAATCGCCAAAGCTAATTGGCTTGCCATCCTTGGCTTTTTCGGCCTCACTTCTTGCTTGTTCAATTTTGAGTTTAGCCAGTTCAACATTCAACTCTCTGAGAGTATTGTTTGTATATCTTGACTGATCTCTAGCACTCTTATCCGACTCATATCTTTGAGCATCGCTATTCAACTTTGTCAACTTTTCCAGCAATCCATTTTGGTCTTCAAAGTCAAGATTCGCAAAGTTTTTGGCAAGTTGGTTAGCGTAGGGCAATATCGTTGGATGAATTGCTTTGCTAGTAATCAATGTTTGAATTGCATTGTCAGATGTAACATTTTGAACTGGCTGACCCTCTGGAGTAATGAGTTTCCAAGTTCCATTTGGTTGACGTTCAAGGAGTTTTTCACCCTTCTTGAGTTCCTTAGTCTCTGGCGCAAGTTTCTTCAGAACCTCACGACCCTCAACAGTTGTAGAAAGTCTTGCTTCAACATCTTTGTCACGAGTCCCATCAGGTTTAAACAGAGTCCTAGCAAGTTGTTGAACTTGCAAAGATTCAACGCCCTGAACACTCTCAAGCCGTTGTTTGACAATATTTGCACCAGCTTGACCATATTGAGACACAAGCAAATTAGCGACATCTTCATTGAATGTCTTAGTTGTTGCGTCAAACAATGGTTTTGTTGGCTCACCAGTGTCAGGGTTGATGCCGTTAGCAATGCTTAATGCTCTGGCTTCCATGCCACGCTGTTGCATACCTTGACCACGGTCAACCAAGAACTTCTCACGCTCAAAGCCACGAATCTCTTGTTGTTGCGCCTGTTCTCTAACCTTCATCATCTCATTACGCAACAAGAAAGCGGCTTCTGTATCACCAACTTGCAATGCGGCTTGAATACCTCTTGCATAAGATTCAGGATTGGCAGGGTCAATCATGCCAAGGATTTGCTGACGTTGAGTAATCTTCTGCAATTGTGGGTCAACACCACCCAAAGCACCGCCAATACCACCACCCAACTGGTAGCCAGCCTGACGCATACCGATAGCGGCTTGTTGGAATGGGTCTAACTGAACTTCATTAGCCGCACGTTGGCGAAACTGAGCCAACTGGTTTGCTTGATATTGTTCAGGAGATTGAAACAATCCTAAGATTTCTGATGTTGCCATGTCTTACCCCTTATGTTCCAAAAATTCTTATGATGTCTTCTGCTGTGTATGTTTTTTGTTGTGGCTGAACACCAAACGCATTATTCAAGGCGCTACTAACCATTGGATTCTGAGCAAAACCAGACAACAAGTTACCAGATGCAGAGTAGGCATTTGCTGGAGCCATAGTAGCGGCGGCATTTGTAATACCTTCACTTAAGAATTGGCCTCCAGCCGCTGTACCCGCAGTTGTTCTTTCGCCAATTGATGTGCCAAGAGTCAATGGTACTTGTGCCAAATTCTCAAGTTTTGCCGATGTATCCATAGCGGTAGCAAATGGTTGATAAGCCGCTGTTTGACCAGTGTAGTAACGACCTTGCAAGTTAGCACCAGTATCAAACAAACCAGCACCAAACTGAAGACGCTGTTGAGCCGCTTGGTCTGCTTCAGCCGCCAACACCAAATCTTGTTGAGCCAAAGAGTTGTAGTAAGCCGCAAGTTCAGGACTTGTAGCCATCAAATTACCGCCTTGAGCAGTAGCCGCACCACCACGACCTTGTTGGAACAGTCTGTTTTGCAACTCAGCTAATTGATTTTGTCGGCTAGGACTAATCAATGCTTGTTGTTTAGAGATGTAGTCAGCAGCAGCTTGGTCAGGAGACTTAGCCAAATACTGATTACCCAAACTAAACAGACTCTGTGCCGCACCAGTCAAAGGCTGATAAGCGGCTCTTGCACCCTCAATGTCAGTCATGCCTTGACCAGCCAATGTAGACAAACGGTCTTGGTAACCCCGAATCTCAGGACTTGCCGCATAACCAGCACCAATGACATTGCCTTCAGCATCAGTTGTAAAGGCTGATTGACCAAAACGAGTAGTTACGCCAACAGGACGGAACTTAGCTGCATCAGCGGCAATACGAGCAGCTTCAATCTGAGCATCAGCAGAAGTTTGTGCAGCTTGTCTAGCTTGCTCTGCCTGTTTATTAGCACCATAACCACTAAGCAATGCCTGAACACCAGCAGAACCAAGACTTGAAACAGTGTTTGGTGACAATCCAGTAAAGCTAGCTACTTTGTCAACCACACCACCTAACAAGCCTTGTGATGCAACTTGATTTCCTAATTCTGCGGCTTGTGATGCGCTAAATGCAACTGGAGCAGTGCCACCAGCAGAAGTACCTGCAGGGATAATTCCTGCATCAGCACCACCACTGAACAATCCGCTGTCAAATGCAGTTGGAGATACAGCAGCAACCGTACCGCCAGTTATGCCACCAATTGCCGCATTCTTTAAGATGTCTGCGGGTTTATCTCCAGCAACAGCACTTGCCGCACCACTTAGAGCAGCCGCACCAGCAGCCGCAGTTACTACAGCACTAGCGCCAGCAGGAACAATTGCAGAACCAATCATCGGAATGAGTGGCGGGTAAAGAATAGCCGCAACTGTCGCTATGGGCTTAATGTTCTTCTTTACCCATTTACCAAGTTTCTTTAATCCCATATCAAACTCCTAACTCGCCAGAGGTCATCATTTCTTTGACAATTTCTCGTGTGGTAATAAACAACCCAATAAGTTGATAGTCAATCTCACCAGATAAATCTGCTTCTTCAGCCAAATCGTTATCAATAACAGCTTGCAAGAACTGAGGATACAAAGACTTGTCTTTTAAGACTGCTTCAGCCATGTCGCCAAGTTGCATCAACATATTAGGGTCAAGACCCTCCTGTTTGATTGACTCAATCAGGTCACGTTTTGTTTGTTCAGCTTCTGGTGTTGTTGCCATTGTTCTTCTCCTTAAATAGTGCCGTTGGCAATCACGTTGCCCAACACAGTCAAATTACCACTAGCATCAATCTTTGCAACAGCAGTAGATGAGTTGTAGATGTACAAGACGTTAGATGTCTCTACAAACGAGAAGTTCGTAAAAGTACCATCAGCCTTGGTTGCAATGGCAGTCTGAATGTTTGTAAATTCAGTGTCAATCTCAGAACCCTTGACAACCTTGCCAGCATTGCCAGAGGCCAAAGCATCTTTAGCGGCGAAATTCGTGGTTTTTGTGTAATTTGACATATTCTTTCCTTAAACCGTTTTGCCATCTTTGGCTTGAATCTCAATCTTTTGAATGCTGATTGGCGAACCATTGATCTGCACTTCATATCCAGTCTGCACAACATTACCAAACCCTGATGCTGGTGCAGTCAATGTACTCAACTGAATGCCAGCAGAATAGTAAGCAACAGGAACACCATTAGCACCATATTCTGCCGTTCCATACTCAGCAACAGTAGTAACAGGAATGTCCAATGTTGCCGAATAGTACTGACCAGAGAAGTCGTAGCCCCACTTGATAATGAAGCCTTGATTAGAGCCACCAATGACAACTACTGAAATACGTTTGAGAACAGAAGTAACTTCTGTCTCATTCAGATTTGCATAGTTGGTGAAGTACTGCATACGATAGGTAGTCGCATGGTCAAGATAAGTACCATACTTGCCAACATAACCATTCTTACCAATCAGTAAGTCACCATTGCGTTTAGAGTACAGAGAAGTAGGCTCAATGGAGTCCCAAGTCGTTACCCTTGCAGAACCATCTTGTAACTGTGCCTTTGTATCAAATACATACGTTACCTTGGTAACAGGCAAGTTCAACAAGTAGAAACCGTTAGATTCTGAGTAAACAGCCTTGATGTTTGCCAAGACTTCAGAACTCACATTGGTCATCAAGTCATTACGCACATTCTTAGACAAGTCTCGCAAAGGTGCAGACTTCTCTTGAATAGTACGCAACAGACTACGCACACCACTGTTTGACAAGAAGATGATGTCAGTGCCAGTCGTAGCAATAGAGTCTCTAGACAAGCAACCAATCTCTGCAATGGTGTCAGCCAAAGCCATAGTCGAAGGCGTTGTAGCACCTTCATAAACCAAGATTTGACGCTTGCCAAACACAAAGAAGTAATTGTTGTGAGCAGCCAAGCCCATGATCTGATCTGCACCGTTAGGCCAAACTCTAGACACATCTAACGTGCCTGAAGTGCCACCAGTCCACACATGACCAGCCAACAAGTCAGAGAATGTGATTGTTACGTTGTCTGTGGATGTCTCAGCAACCCACAAACGACCAAAGGCAGAAACAACAATGTTGCCAAGTGGAACAGTACCAGCATATCCAGTCTTCTCTGACACTCTGCGGTATGTAGATGTACTTACAGCGGGGTCATAAATCAAAGGAGTATGACCAAGCTGGAAGAAGTAAGTGATGCCATTCAATGATGCACACTGCCAGTTACTAGCTGTGATGGTAGGAGCAGTACCCCCTCCCCCATAGGTCAACTCGACAACAGCATTGGTTCCATCCAACTTGAATAGCTTGTTGTTGCCAGCAAATAGGGTGGTCAAAGTACCGTCAACTTGGACTAATTCATGGATAACACCAATGTTGTTTGCACCAAGATTGCCTGAAGATGAGTTAACCCTTGACCAACCCTTGCGTGAGCCAACACGACCATATTGGTCAATAACGCAATTAGTGGCAATAGACGCAAAACCAGACACCAAATCTAAAGGCGAGTCTTGGGTATTCAGCCCGAAAAAGCCGGGGGCTGAGATGCCATAGATCATCAATGGCTTGCTCATATAGCCACAAACTCCTGATTTTCAGGGTAACGAGTGCCTTCCAAAGCAATGTAATCAGACAACATAGACTTGTACAACAAGAATGCTTCAGAGGAAGTCAAACCACCGTCTTCGCCACGTTCAACCAAAGCACGAGAATAAGCATTCTGGACAACCAAAACATCAGGAACAAGCACTACAGTCTGGTCTAAAGTCAATGTGGCCTGTGGCACTGACAAGCTAAATGGGATGGTATACACGCCATCAGGACGAGGGTAAATATTTACCTTGGTGTCGTAGCTTCCATTAACGCCATCAAAGGCATATTCTGAAGGAATGCCACTGACAGGCGTAGAGAAATTCTGTTTGCGGTTCATTGACGCAAAGTCAATGTTCTTCATGCCAATATTGCTAGTTGTGTTCAGAACATCAATAACTTGAAACTTCTGACCAGAACCAGTCAAGGCATAGGAGTAAGTACCAGCCGATGTGGTGATGGTAATTGTTGTACCCAAGATATTCCACGAAAAAGCATCTTCAATCTGACGCTTTGCATCATTGACAAACTTGCCAATCAAAGTGGAATAGCTTGTTGCAGTAACGGTTGCTACAGTTGGTTCACGCAACCGAATTAAGACATCGTTTACAAGTTCTAGGTATGTCATCTGCTTTTAGCCTTTGCTTTGTTCCTTGCGGATATAGCTTGAGCTTTTGCCTTTGCGTCAGCTTTGGAGTTAGCACCCCAAGCCTTTAGCGAAAGAAGCAGTCTTGTTGGTTCACCTTTCTTGTCGTATTCAGGGCCATCATTGCCACTCATACGAGCCAAGAAACTTGCTCTGCGGGGGTTATCCCCTGATTTCACTGGTGCTTTCAGGTTGCCACCAGTTTCCGCATTATAAGAGGCTCTCCCCTTGGCATTCAAGCCGCCACGAGGATTTTGACCAGCTTTTGTTTGCCAAGTGGGAGATTTCATAATTAACGGCGTTTTAGGAATTTACTTGACAATCCACCAACCAATCTGCCGACAGGTTTATTGGCTTGTGATGCGACCGCTTTTTGCAATGCTGGTTTTTTTGCAACAGCAGTTTTGACATTAGCAGCCATTGACTTTACTGAAGACCGAAGGTTGCTCAGAGGTGCTTTTCTAGGAGATTGTGCAACAGCACCGCCTAAAGCTGGTTGAATTTGCTTAGAAGCGGCAACAGCACCACCAAGCGCAGGAGCCATCTTTTTTGGAGCAGCAGCCACAGCACCCCCCATAGCAGGAGCCATTTTCTTACTTGAGGCAATTGCGCCACCACGAACCAATTTTTTCAACATTTTCATATCTATCTCCAGTTAAACTTACACAAACTTACTTCACCTTTTTTGGCTTCTTTGCAGTCTTAGCCGCTTGTTTGAAGTCAGCGGCTGTAGGTGCGGCTTTAGAACCTACCTTGTTCATCTTTTCACCAGAACCAGCTTTGATTCTGGCTCTTTTAGCTTGAATGTTGCTATAAAGTCCTTGTTTCATTTCTTTTTAGCCTTTCCTGCAACTGATAACGCAATTGCAATTGCTTGGTCTTTGGACTTGACAACCTTGCCATTCTTGCCAGAGTGCAAAGTGCCTTCCTTGTACTCCCCCATGACCTTCTTGACCTTTTTCTGAGATTTAGTCATCTTCATAGGGTTTATCCTTAGTACATGATTTTGGCGGTAATCGTGCCAGTTACATAAACTGTGCAATTTGCTCGCAAATACTTAGGAGCATTGGCAACTGTAACGAGTCCATCAGCAGTTAAAGCAGTTCCAATGGTTGACCAATTTGTACCGTCAAGGCTACCTTGCAAAGCAACAGTGGCAGAAGTAATGCCACTAACTTGCAAGAATGCTGGTTGACCAGAATCAACTTGAACTGCTTTAGAAGCACCTGTTGCGACAACAGCACTCAACAAGGTGACAGGAGTGGTTAAAGATGACATTATTTACCTCTTGAAGATTTCTTCATCATGTTGGTAGCGGTACGACCACCACGCATGGGCATACCCATTTTTGGCTTGCCAACAGCAATCATGACAGTCACAGGGACACCCTTTTTCTTGCCATACTCTTTGGCTTCTTTCTCGCCTTTTTCAGAGTAGGGAAACTTCTTTTTTCCGACCATAGGCATAGCGTTCTCCTCATTTCCAGATACGATCAACAATAAAGGTAACGATACCGCCCATGAAAGAAGCGATAGTCATACCCATCCAAAAACCACCTTTACCCTTGTTGGCAAGTTCCAACAGGGATTTGACATCAGCACTCAATAAGTGCATCTCCTTTTGGAGAGCCTCGACTTGAGCTTCTAATTTGCCAAAATCTCTTGCATCAATATCAGACATTTGCTACCTTTCGGGGTCTACCCATACGTTTAATTGTGGGAATGACAGGCGCACGAAAGGCGGTATCTGTACGAACAGAATCATGAGACTCTATGGTTACTTCTGGCTCATCTACCCTTACATAACCTTGATGACCCTTCATGGAGTCAATGTCATGTTGCAAGGTGAAAGTCACGGTATTACCCGACTGGAGACAACGAAAAGTAGCCATAAAACCCCTCAAGTGAGAAAGGGGGGACTAGCCCCCCTATCATTAAACTACAGCACGACCGATGATGAGTTGCAATGTAGTTGAAGCCAAATTAACGTCACCTGCTGTTGGGTTGTAGCTAACGATAGTCACAGTGTCTGCGGCTGAAACATAGGCTCGGCGAACCAAACCAGCTTCACTAACACCAATTGACATACCAAGAACCATGTCACCCAAAACAACGCCCGGAACAGTTACTGTGTCTGTAGCTGTAGCAGTGGTGGCAATTAATGCCGTATCCAAAGTACAAGAAACATCCCAAGTGTCTGTAAACAGGCCACGAAATTGATCGTTTCCACGGCGGGAAACTACTGCTGTTGCGCTTGCCATTTGATTTCTCCTAATTAGGTTAAAAAAGTCCCCCCACCACTAGGGCAGGGGGCGCAACTGCAATTAGCTAGGAACAACCAAAGCGAACATGGAAGAAGACTTAGCGGCTCCCACAGAGGCGGCATCACGCAAAGCGGCAACACCGTACAAAGTGTCAGAAGTGAACAGAGTAGCCAAATACTCTTGTTTGTACTGAACTTGTGAACGAACACCAACTTGCTCAACCAGAACCATAGAGTCCTTGTGACCCATCAAGCAGACACGAGCAATAGCAGAACCACTTGCGGGGAAAGTGGAAGTTGCAGATGCAGAGTCAGCATTGCTGGAAGTGAACACAGGGATACCATACAGGTTACCGATTTCACCGTTACGGATAGCATCGCCATTACCGACAAATGCTTGTTCGGTGTAACGAGCCAGACCCATCAGGGTGTTGCGGCTTGATGGAGGGATGATAAAGAAACGATTGTCCATAGGAGTATCGTTGTCATCCAAACGCTGAATAGTGCGGCGAATAGCGGCATCAGTCAGAGCAGAAGCGTTACCAGTGTTGGTGTTAGCTGTGTAGTCAAAGGTAGTTGTACCGTCACCGCCGATGAAGGCAGAACCGTAACGTGCGCCAGAAGAACCACCGTTAGCCAAACGACCCAACTGAATCAAGTCGGTATCAACTTGACGAGACAGGGCGTAACCAGCGTCAGAAGTGTAGAACTGACGCATAGAGTTCAGTGCTTGGGCTTCCACGATGTCCTCGATCAAGCGGCTATATTCATAGTGCTTGTTGATAGACACAGTAACTTCAGACTCAGTAGCGGCAATCAAAGTGACTGCTGTCTCAGCGGCTTTAGCAGAAGCAGAACCACGGGTAGGTGCAGGAATGTGAACGGTGTCACCTTTCTTGCCCTTGAAGTTCATCTTCATAACGAGGTTAGCAAGAACCAAGTTTTTCTTGTAAGCCGCTACGATTTCATCTGACCAAATCTCTGGGATGAATGTTGCGCCAGTGCTTGTGGTCACTGAATTGGTGGGGGAAAATGATGTTGCCATGTTGTATCTCCAATAAAATCAAAAGTTAAGTTATTTGACCCTGCCCTCTGCGTATGCTTGCATGATTTCATCACTCAAAGCATCGTATCGGTTCGGGTCTTGCATCTTCAGCCGAATAAGGTCAGCCCTTCGGTAAACTCGTTTTCCAGATTCACCAGTACCCCCTACATCTACAGATGCGGCTTTGAGATTAGTCTTGCGTTGGGCTTCCCCTGCATCGCTAGTCTGTTTAGCCTTAACACCCTTCAACTGCTTGTAGGTACTGAGCAGTTCGTTAGCACTGTCATAGTCATACTCACCATCAGCTTTAGCGTACAAACCAATGCGAACAGGGGAAGATTTCACCCAATTCACAAAGTCTGCATCCTGAGCAATCTGACCGAAATCAGGGTGTTCAGCCGCCAGCTTTTGCTGAATCTGCATCTTTTTGAACTCAAGAGCCGCTTGGCGACCCGCAAGGACATCAGGATGGTTATCAACAGTCTTACGAACAGCCGCCTGTGGATTCTCGAAAAAATCTACTTCTGGCTCGTCCTCTTTAACAGGTTGAGACTTTCCCGCAAGGTTCTGCTTAATGAGTTCATCCGCTAATTTGCGTACTTCTCCCACTTCTTGAGCTTGCTTGCCAATCAGCTTTTCAGCCTCTTGGTGCATCTTGATAATGTCTGACAGTTCTTTGCCCCGATACTTGTCGGGAATGTCATCACTAGCTTGCTCAACGGTGGAATGAAGTTTCTGCTTTTCAACGACTTCTAATTCACTTTGCAACTCGTCTGGGTTATCAATCAACATTGTTTTTTCCTTTTTCCTGCCACTTTTGGGTTCTAGGAGATCACAACGGCATAAATGCTTATGTTGTGGCTTTGCGCTCTGCCGCTAACTTTTCACGGTGTTTATGGTCAAACTGCATATGTGCAGTTGGGAAATGACCTGACCACCCTTCCAACTTAACGCTAGGTGCGCTCATGATGCGACTGGCTGAACCACCGCACTCACACTGAACAGACTGCAACTCATAATTGCAATACCGTTCAATTTTGTGTCCGTTTTCACAGACAAATTCATACATTCTTTTCATTCAATTCCTCGTAGGCTCGTTCGCTGACCTCTTTCAAGGTTTTCAGCCAAGTCAAGATGGAAAGTTCACCTTTTCTAAACATCAAGGTCTTTTCATCAGGAATCACGCTTATATTATTCAAGGACTCTATCATATTGTCAATGTCAATAGTCAAGTCCTTCCAGCCATCCATGCTCATCATGTCAAAGCGGGACTCGTAATAGCGTTGGAGTTCTGGTGTCACCAAGGCACTCCTGTGGCGGTTGTTGGATTCTTCTTGGCTTCAATCTGTGCCGCTAAAGAAGCCTCAACAGCGTCCTTGTCCACACCATTTGCCCAAATCCAACCAAGGACTTGTTCTTGTGTCAGGTCGGCATAGGCTACGGTGGGAGTGCCATCAGACCATGAGCAGGTGGCATAGGTGGATGCTGAGTAGTCGCCATCAACTGCTGTGGCTTGCCAGTGGGCAGTGGTTACAAATCCATCAGAGGTTTGATGGTCAAGTTGGGAGATTGTCCAAGTGGTGGTCATGATTTTTCCTTTTAACAAGCCATCAGCACACATGGCACACAGTAAGAACCGTCTGCATAGGTGCAAGTGACATGGGTTGATGTGACTTTGGCAACTGTCTTGGAGCGAACAATGTCGTCACCCTGCGGTTTGGCAGTGCCATCACCAGCAGACATGAGTAAGTCACCACGGGCAACAGTCACGCCCTGAGCGATGCGGATAATCATGTCTCCCGTCATCGCCATGTTGATTTCGTCAACATTGTGTTGCTCATCGTGTGACCAGTTAACAAACACACCCGCCACGTTTGCATCGCCCTCGGTGTCAGACACTTTGACTTTGTTTAACTGCTCATTGTCAACAGGATTGCCTTCAGCGTCTGTGTACACATTCATTGCATCAAGGTTGGACAAGACAGTACCTTTGACGATTGAATCGTTTTTGGCAGATGTGGTTTGCGCCCAGCGTGAGAGGTGTCCGCCGTTGTATGAGACGGTTGTGCCTGAAACGGAAATGGTTCCCTCGCCGACATTTGCATGACGAAATTCAATTAAAGTCCCGTCGGTACTTTGACGATTGATAAACATTGCAGTGGCTGTTGCTGTGCCTATTCCAACAACCCCACCCGCTTCTATTGAAACGCCCGCAACCGTAAGATCGGTGCTTGTTTTTCCAAAAAGAAATGTACCGCTGGAGTCGATGCGGGCGCGTTCGGTGAATGTGCCGGTCACACGTTGGCCAAAACGAATACCATTACCAGCCCCTGAAAAAATTTGAAGCTGGTCTGAATCAGGTGTGCCAATACCAAAATCAGATGAAAAACAATAAAACGAGTGCCCAATGCCAGCGTAGGCGCTTCCGCCTGCAATGTGCAGCTTGTAGCTCGGCGAACTCGTACCAATCCCCAAATTACCAGAGGAGTCGATACGCATAGCCTCCGCACCGCCTTCAGAGAAAGCAATAGTGTCAGCAGCAGGGAAGAAGATGCCTGTGTTGGTGTCGCCAGTAGTGGTGATGGATGGTGTACCTACAGCGCCAGCGTTAAACTCTACGCCTTGGCTTGCATTGATAGTTACAGCAGTTGTAGTTCCATTGGTCTTCAGTGCAAGGCTACCAGCACTATCCACTGAGCCTGAATTAAGAGTTACTTGAGTTGCCATGTTTTATTTCCTTTAAGGTGTTCCATTTGCAACAATGTTTGTCGCAGAAGTGATGACTCCAGTTGAAGACATAGAAGCAATTGTCGTTGCTCCATACTTAAACAGCAATTTACCGCCAGATTCTTCAATTGTAAAGTTTGTGGTCAGCAGTTTGGGTGTTGATGCCGCAGTCCCTGCGGTGTTCTGGTTCAGAGTAGGAATATCAGCCGCAACAATCGCCCTGAATGTAGGCACTCCAGCAGAACCATTAGGTGAGGCTAAGACATAGTTGGCAGTCTTAGAAGCATAAGGATTCTGAGTGTCGCCATAACCAGAAGCCAAGCTAATAGCTGGAGTAGTGCCACCTGAAGACGCAACAGGAGAACTACCAGTGACAGAAGTCACAGTCCCTGTAAAAGCATCATTTGAGGTGATTGTGAAGTTGGGATATGTACCACTGATAGACGTAGTACCAGCACCAGTCAATGCAACTGTTTGGTCAGGTGCAGAGTTGGTAATAGTGATAGTCCCCGCACCCTCAGTAATGCTGATACCTGTGCCATCAGTTAGGAAAGCATTTTCCCAAACACCAGCAACAGCATCGTAAATCAAGGTGTTGCCAGATGCTAACGATGTGAAGTTGACATTTCCATCTGTTCCACCCAATACAGAACCAAATGAAGGACGAACAAACAATACGCCATTTGACGAACCAACATGAACAACAGCCGCCACAATGCAAATAGCATTAGGCACTGATGGCTTGGTCTTGGTCAAACCACCTGTGACAGATGGGTTGTAGTAAAGAACATCACCTTGCACCCAAGTCTCTGCACCACCAGTCGTGTTGATTGACTTGACTTCACCAAAAGTCGTGACAAAAACCCAATCGTTTGTAGCGCCAGTTTCAGCGGCAACACCAAGAATGTAATGTGCTTGTTCTGGTTGCAACCCTGTAGCTGGTGCGGCAGTCAAACCACCACTAGAACCAAGAGTACCAGTGAACATCAACACTTGGCCTTTGGTTGCCGCAGAAGACAACTTAACTCGGTAATACAGTTCTTCACCAATGTGCTGAACCTGATTGCCATTCATCTGGAATGACAATGTTTGGAATTGATCTTCAGCGTTGTAATACAACTTACCAGTTGCATTCGTAACAGTTGCGGCAGTGTCAAACTGGATGAAATCAGGGGAGGAGATACCTCCTGTAACACCAGTCATGGAAGTGATGTTGTCGTTGGCTCCAGCAATAGCCCAACTTTGGTCAATCTTCTGCCAAACAGAACCATTGAAGATTAGCCAGTCCCCTGCTTTCCAATCAGTAATGCCGTTTAGGTTGGTAGAACCAGCAGTATCAACAACATAATAATAGCCGCTTGTTCCAACACTAGAAGTGAGAGTAGGAGTGTTTGTAGACGCATTCCATGTTCCTTGGTAATTCAAAGCACCAGCAACATTACCCCATGAAAGGGTAGAACCATTGGTAGTTAAGAACTTGCCAGAATTCCCTGATTGGCTAGGAATCAGATTGTTAATCTGGGTTTGGAGTGAAGCTAGAGTATCAAGTACAGACTGAGAAGTACCGCCACCATTAGTAATGACTTTGATGCGTTCTGCAAGATCAGGAGCAACAACTTCACCAACATTGAGTTCACGACCAGTAGACAGTGTAATAACAAGGCTACCGTCAAAATCAATGCGAGCAGAGGTAACAGAAACACCGTCAACACCATCCACTCCATCACGCCCATCTCGACCAGCGTCACCTCGATCACCTTTAGCGCCATCTTTGCCTGATCTTCCATCTTTTCCATCTCGACCATCCTTGCCATCAGCACCATCACGACCATCTTTGATGGAGGCTACACGCTTTTCAATGGAGTTACCCACATCGTCAAAGCGGGAACGAATGTCAGATTCAATCTTCTTTAGAGCCTGAACAACTAGGTCAACATTCTCACCAATCTTGCGCTTTTGCACTTCTTTTGCTTGAGCAACAGACTGCCGAACAGAATCCAAAACAGCCATTTGCTGCTCTGGAGTCATGTTTTTAAGGATTAACTCCTTGGCAAGATTTTCGACATTCATCGCACAATTCCTGTCTGGGAAGCATTCAATTGTTGCGTCAGTTGGTTGAGGAAGTCTTCTTCCATGCCAGCCATCTTGTTATTCTTCTCTGACATCTGCAATTCAACAATCTTAGACTTGTTCTTGATGTCGGCTTCTTTCAACATCAGTTCAGCAATCTTAACTCGCTTATCAAACTCACGAGAAGCCGCTTCATCCTCATTGGGCAAGTTCTTAGTGGTTGCGCCAAGCACTTTAGCCTGAATCTCTTGAGGCATCAACTGTGCTTCCATCGACAGTTTCACAGCATTTGCTTTGTTTTCTTCAGCCTGAGTCGTGTTGACAGCAATCTGAGCCTGAGCCGCTTGCATCGCCAATTCAGCTTGCATTTGTTGCATTTGCTGTGCTTGTGGGTTAGGCGCACTCATCTCATCCAAAGCCGCAATCAACTCATAACGGTTGGTCAGGCTAGAGTTAGACAGGATACCTTTAAGAATGATCGGCAGAACTGGTGTATCTGGGCCAAGAGTCTGCAACAAGCCAATGAACTGTTTCTGCTCATATTCACGAGCAATGATGCCCAAAGTGGCAGTCGGGATAAAGTTCATGTCCACAGAAGGATAACGCTCTGGGTCAAACTGCATATAGCGGAAAGCAGCCTTCTTGATGAATGGAATCAGGAAGTCTTCTTGGAAGTTAACCAGTGTGCGCTTGTACTTCTTGATGATGGTGGCTACAGCCATAGACATACCATCACCATCACGAGCAGAATTACTAACCATTCCCTGTGAATCAAGAGTGCCAGTAGCTTGCAACAGCATACGCTCAAACTCTTTGGCGGTTGCCAAGTTGTTAGGGTCTGTCTCGCCAAACTTAAATGGCATCAAAATCTCTGTGGGAGAACCGTTTACAAGGATAGCTTTTCCGGGCTTGACCTCAAACTTAGCACCACGAGGTAAACGAGTTGCATCCATTGCAATCATTGGGCTTGTGGTCAATGCCAGTGAGTCCAAATGGCTACGAGTCTGGGCATCAATAGCTTTTTGCATATTGAAAGCCTTTTCAACCGTACCCCGACCCAACAAACGGTTAGGAATCGTGTCATCTTGATAGCTCAAGACTGGACGATCTTTCATCATGTAGGGGTTTTCTTCAGCTTTAAGGAGCAAACCATCGTTGGCGATGACCACAATGGCCTCAACCATGTCTGTGTAGTCTTCAGCGGCTGAATTTTCAGGGAACAACTCAACAATTTCTTTGTTTTCTTCTAAGTTGTTCAGGTATTCACGAGGAACAAGACCGTAATAGGTCAGCAAAAGCACCTTTTCGTCCTGATATTGGCTAACCTCTTGGGTTGGCTCAAGGTCAGTGTCTTCATAGGTAGGGGTGATGTCAACCTTTCGGTAGATTCCACGTTCAATACCTTCAACAACCTTATGAATTGACACGTATTTCTCGATTGCCACGCCCATACAGTCATCAATGCTTGTCCCATTGGGGTCAAACAAGAAGTTCTTGGGGTTCACAGGAACAATCTTGACCGCAATACGGTTGGTTTCAGTCACACCAATAGCCGCCTGACCTGTTTGGTTAGGGATGGCACGAGTTGTAGGGATGTATTCCTTCTCAGTCTTGACGATGATCTCGCCAATACCTGTTCCATAGATTTCAGCCATCAACTCGATCTGGTCGATAGATTTTCTGATTTTGTCTTTCTTGAAGTCTTCCATCAGTTGA